AAAAGGTTGAGCCAAACATTTTGCTCTACTTTTATCAAAAGTAGATTTGGTTTTAACTTTTCTAAAGGTTAATTTTTCAAAAATATTCTTTAACTTATTTATTTTTTTGATAAATAAGTTATATGATAAGTTTATTTTTTGTTTGTGTCATCTTTAGCACCTCATTCTACGGCCCTTACATAAACTGAATTAAAAGCACCAGTAGTTCTATCTAAAATAGACCAAACTTGACTATCTAGTAAGCAAGCAAAAGTTGTTGCATTTACCAGTCCAAATTGAAAATCAGCGTTACTAGCAGGAACGTTGTCTGCCATTAGCCATTTCTTTATTTGATTAGGAACCTCTTGAGGTAAAACATCTACTTGTGTAGCCATAACTAGATCAGGCGCGGCATTTTTTTTTGAATTTTTAAAGGAAGTTTGGTACATAGATGCTCCACCTTCAGCATTACTACCTGCAGTATTAAACAAATGACCAACATTCATGGTGCCAGGTAAAACCTTACCTGATGTGTTGGGTCCACCTTCGAATGTAACTGCGGCAGCAGCAGTAACGCCAGTTAAACTTGATGATGTTTGTCCATAACCACCCTGGGCTGGAAATAAATTAACTTTGCTAAGATTTGTCGATGGAAAGCTACTTCTTAAAGTAGCTACTCGTGTATACGCTGGACCCTTTTGGGCATTTTTGGTAACTTCTTGAGAAGGCATGTTATACTTTTGTAAAAGAAAATTTTTTTTACAGAAATTTTAACTCTTCCACCTTTCTCAAAGGTGGAATTCGTAAAACAAAAAAAAATAAAGTTTACAAATTAAATAACAATGACTTTAGAACTAAAAAAATTTGACATGAAAAGTATTAGTTTCAAATCCAATGAATCAAAAGGCCCAGTTATTGTCTTGATCGGTAAGCGTGACACTGGTAAAAGTTTTTTGGTAAGAGATCTTCTTTATTATCATCAAGATATACCCATTGGTACAGTCATTTCAGGAACAGAAGAAGGAAATGGGTTTTATGGAAAAATGGTTCCGCGATTATTTATACACAATGAATACAATACAGCTATTATTGAGAATATATTAAAAAGACAAAGAAATGTTTTGAAACAAATTAAGAAAGAAATGGAAACTTATAAACGTACAACGATTGATCCTCGCGCATTTGTAATTTTAGATGATTGTTTATATGATAACACATGGGCGCGAGATAAAATGATGCGTCTTCTTTTTATGAATGGTAGGCATTGGAAGATAATGTTAATCATTACTATGCAATATCCCCTAGGTATCCCTCCTACTCTTCGTACAAATATTGATTATGTTTTTATATTAAGAGAGAACTACATTGCAAATAGAAGACGTATTTATGATAACTATGCTGGTATGTTTCCTACCTTTGAGTCATTTTGTCAAGTAATGGATCAATGCACAGAAAACTACGAATGTTTAGTAATTAATAATAACGTTAAATCAAATAAATTACAGGATCAAGTTTTTTGGTACAAAGCAGACAATCATAATGACTTTCGTTTAGGATCAAAAGAATTCTGGGAATTATCAAAAAATTATAATTCTGATGAAGAAGAAGGCGAAAAATATGACCCAAATGCAAACAAAAAAAGGGGGAATGGGCAAAAGATTAGTGTTAAGAAAACAAAGTGGTAAATCCGAACAACTTTTAGAAAAAGTTCTGCAAAATCTGTAACATTTTCCAAACAACTTTTAGAAAAAGTTCTGCAAAATCTGTAACATTTTCCAAACAACTTTTAGAAAAAGTTGTACAAAATATTTAATTTTATTTTCATTATAAAATTAAACTAATATCGCTTTTCAAAAAATGGCGCAAATTAACCTTTTTTAAAGGTTGATAGTTTTGGCTCAACCTTTCTCAAAGGTTGATAGTTTTGGCTCAACCTTTCCCAAAGGTTGATTTATAAAAGTTGCTTTGGCTCAACCTTTCCCAAAGGTTGAATAGCAAATGGACCACTTATTAATTCACTTTGCCCATAATCCGTTTTACCCATAACAACATTATCACTTTCAAATAATTCTGCGCGAATATCTGCTACAGAAATTTCTTTGTCATTATCATTGCTTGAAAATGTCATTTCATTAGTATTCGCATTATTAATGCCAATAAGATTTCCTTCTTCATCAATTGTTTGGGTCAAAATATTACCGCTTTTTTCAGCCTTTTTGATATTTTCTTCAATAGCCTTTTGCTTAGTTTCTTTTACTCTCTGTTCAAAACTTTGTTTAGCGTTTGCTTCATTCTTTTGTTTTTCGTGCATCAATTGGTTTAACTCTTCTTCCAAGTATTCAACACGTCCTGTTTTATATGCTTCAGGATCCCACGGCATCCACAATCCAACAGGACCTACAAATACATCATGATTAGGATCGACTTCTCTCAACATTTTGCATCTGATTTCAGCTTCTTCCATAGTAGGATAAACACCACGTAGTTTAATACCTCTTGTACTTGTTTGGAAACTGTGATTAATACCAAATAATTTATCCAATTCTTCTTCATTGTTATCTAAAAATGTCTTATAGTCATCTTCCAACGTTGTTAAAACTAAATTGTCTTTTTCTTCCTTTACAAATTCTTTAAAATCATTGGACACGTCTTCAAATGTTAAATGATATTTATACGAAACAAAATTTAAAAATTGAACAAATTTTTCCATAGACTTGTTAAAATCCCACTTCTTTAGGAATTCTTCAAAATAAAAAATTTCTTTTTGTTTAATTATTTTTTCTGGAGATACAAATGAAATACAGGCAAATTTTTGGTTCGCAATAGGTTTATCTTCTTCTAACAAATCAACGTATTTACTATTTGGGTTATTGTTTTCATCTAATTTTCTCTCAAAATTAGGTTTTTTGAATGACTTTTCTTTCGAATTTTTACTCATTTAATTAATTATATTTAACAAACTTTAAGTTTTTTTTATTTAAAATACTATATATTTTTTTTCTTATTATTTAATATAATGACTGGACTAATTAACATTGGCGAATTAATCAAAAGAATTATTAAGTATTTAGTAGAAGGTTTGATGGTTGCTATTGCTGCTTTTGCCATTCCTAAGCGTTCTTTAGATATTGAGGAAATTATTTTAATTGCACTCACTGCAGCTGCTACATTTAGTATTTTAGATACATATATTCCAAGTATGGGAGTAACAGCACGTTCTGGCGCTGGCTTCGGTATAGGTGCTAACTTGGTAAAATTCCCTGGTGGGTTTTAAATTCAACCTTTTCCACCTTTAGAAAAGGTGGTGTCAAAGCAAAACAACCTTTATGAAATGTGGATAATTATAATATATCAAGTAATATTATAATTATGTGTAGGACTATCAAGAAAAATACATTACACAAAATAAATGATACCATCTTCCTAGTTGTGTTATTATATAAAGTTAAACTTAAACTTAAACTTAAACTTAAACAAAAACAATTAAAAGTAATATGTTCATTTTATTATATCATTTTATTATATCATAATAAAATGAATAATCCTTTATTTTGGAAATTTGTTATTGATAATAAAATAAATAATAAAGAAAAACATGACCTAATTTTCATACATACACCAAAATGTGGAGGGACTTATGCTAAACAAATTTTGAAAGATTTAAAAGTAACTATTAAAGGACATAAACAAGCTATCAAGAATGAGGGAGTTAACTTTACTATTATAAGAGATCCAGTTGAAAGATTTGAAAGTTTATTAAACTACAGGTTAGGCGAAACTGAGGCGAGACGTGACTGGCCTGAACATTTACAATATGTATATAATGACAAAAGTATTAGCTTAAATAAAATAGTTAGTAAAATGACTGATGATGAAATATTGAATTTTAAACCATACAATAGTTTGGTATTTTGGTCAAAAAATATAGATATATTTATTACAATAGAACAGTTACATGAATTTTTAGATTTTTTCGGATACAAATATGATAAAAATAGTTATAACAAAAAAAATGTTTCAAATAAAATAAGAGGTAAATTAAATAAGAAAACGTGTTTACGGATAAGTAAACTATACAATGATGATCTTGTACTATTTAAAAGGGTTATAAATTAATTTATAATATAGCTATATTATATATCTTTTATACTACATGAGAGACAAATATAAAAGTAAAAGAAAAACAATTAAAAAACGAACTATACGAAAAATATATAAAAGAAAACCTTACACAAAAAAACATTATTTTAAAGGAGGTAATTTTGGCGGACATTGTCCTGATCCATTTAACTATTCCATATACAACTCCAATATGTTGAAATTATTTCCTTATTCAACCTTTTCAACCTTTTCAACCTTTGGGAAAGGTTGAGCCAAATCCACCTTTGGGAAAGGTTGAGCCAAATCCACCTTTGGGAAAGGTTGAGCCAAATCCACCTTTGGGAAAGGTTGAGCCAAATCCACCTTTGGGAAAGGTTGAGCCAAATCCAC